TCCTTGATTAGATGGCCGCATTACTGCTTTCATCTGTGCCGCCTCTTGGGCTTGAGTTAATTTTTGTTGATGCGTTTGCTGAGATTGCATCAACTCCATCTGGTGTCGCTGAAGCTGCTGCTGCAACTCCTGCTGGTGACGCTGGGCAATCATCTCCGGCGTCTCACCATTTTTGGCCTGCATCTCTTGGGCCTTTAACTGTAATTCTTGTGCTTTCAACTGCAACTCGCCCTGAACCTTCTGGGCCTTAATCTGAGTCTCTTGCTGTTTGATTTGCAACTCTGCCTGTTGCATTTGGATAATTGGATCCTGCGCTTGCTGCTGTGCTTGCTTCTGGGCAGCTTCGCCTTGGTGCATTTGCAACAATTGCGTAGAAGCCTGAGCCACTAGTTTAGACAACTGAACTTCAACTTCCTCTGGCATTTCTGCATTTGGAGATGGCAACGATACGCCCAAACGTTTCTCAACTTGAGAGCGGTATTGGAATGCAACGTGTTCTGCAATGTGAGCCATGATTGCTCCTTGCATTTGCTGTGCCATTGGGTTCTGGCCAATCTGACCCATCACCATTGGATCTTGCATCATTGAACTATGCGTAGCAATGTGTGCGTCGTGGTCTTGGTAGATAAAAGCCTTGGTAGGTTTACCAGTTAAGAACGCCATATTCTCTGAAACTGGGTCGCGCGGCGTTAAATCATCGTCAATTGGCACCAGCTTTTCAGCATTTTTAATGCCTAAAACCTCGATCATTTGACGGTGTAATTGGGGTAAATCATAGATTTGAGGGGCACCTTGGGCCAATTGGATGACCGCTTGGTACTGCATGATGCGCTGAGCCATCGTTGCAGAGTTAGGATCAGACACTGGAATGACTGAAACCGTGTCGTAATCAGCCTGTTTTGCTTTTCTGCTGCCCTCAACTGGGTCAAAACTGTAGTCTTCAGGGGTGTAATCACGAATAATATCGCGCAAAAGCTTGAACTCTTGACGCATTGAGTAGTGAATACGCGCCTGCACCGCAGACATTGTCTTTAATTGACGCTCCAACAGAGCCAATGTTGTACCAACTGGCGCATTTGCGCTCATATCCGACACATTCATGTCAGCAATAGAGCCAAGGCGGCGGCCTTCGTCAGTAATCTGGTTCAACAAAGCCAAAAGAACTTGCGATGGTTCTTTGTATGGCAGTGGCATGATGTTATCGCGCACCGCACCAGACGGAACATCAACATCACGGAACTCACCGGGCTGAATTGGTGTGTCATCACCCTTAATTCGCAAGCCGCGAGTTTTTAAACCACCGGGTAAGTTAGATAACGTACCAGCATCCACCAATTGACGAATCAATGACGTACCAGCGCGGGCATAACCACCAATTAAGTGAATTAAACCCAAACCATACGCGCCAAAACCGGGTACATATGTGTATTGGACAAAGTGATCGCGCTTTAATTTACGCTTATCGTCTGGATTCCAGTTTCTACGAATGGCCAACACTTTATTTGTGCCGCGATCAATCGTCATCACGTAAGGTAATGCGATTTCATCTTCGTCTTCATAGCCGGGCAGGTCGTAATCAACGTGCACTTCCAGAATTTGATAGCGATCGTCTTCCGTAAGGCTAAAGCCTTGGTCTTCTGCCTTCTTTTTCTCCACGTCCGTGTGAAGAATCTGTGGCTCACCTAGCTCTACGTCGCAATAGAAACCAGAAACCTGTAATTTCTTAATTTCATTCTTTGTTTTGCGCATGATGTGAGTCACGCGCTCTGAATTTTTTAGACTTGAAGAACCATAAGGAATAATCACGTCTTCAGCAGGGATGAAAATCGCTACCTGACGCTCCAAACTTGGGTCGTAATAGATCTTTTTGAACGCTGCACCAGCCAAACCAAGTGAGTAAAGCATTCTTTCATGCTCTGGACGGTACTCCGTCATCACTTCGGTCAACTGATAGTTCATGTCATCACGTACACGCTCTGCCGCCTCTTCCTTAAGACGATCAATTGCACCAATGATTTCCGTTTTGACAGGGCCCTGAGCCGGGAAAGTCTCAATGATAGTTTCGCTTTGGAACCTAACAGCCGCTTCTGTGAGAACAGTCGAGAAAACGCCACAAGCTCCAGTCCAAGGCTCCGTTCTCTCTTCATACTTCATCCCCAAAACATCAAGACCCTTGACATACATATCAACCCAGTCTTTACGGCTGGCAATATCTGCATCAATCAAACCAATTAAATCGCTAGCTACTTTTTGTAGCTCGCCTTCATCCATAACTTCGGCCAAGTTTTCATCAAAGTCACCCTCTTCATCGGCCATTAGGTCAATCTCTAAACCGTCCATGCCAATAGTTACGCCGTCTGGATTTTCAATTTCAATCTCAATCGTTGGCATATCGTCCATGACGAGACTATCCAAACCTAATGGTGCTTGGCTAAGGGATTGTTCAATGCTCATATCTGGCCTTAATAGTAACTTTGCTTACGTCTGAAGCTTTGGATTTCATCGCGCTCATCCGAGTCGAGCCGCAAGAAACCGCCCTGTCTAAATCTAATCAGTGCCTGCGTGCTTGAGTCAACCAAGTCATCGTGATCCCCGTTAGGAAACGATGCCATCTGCTCAATCACTTCACTCGCCCACCGAGTCTCCGGCGCCCACACTTTACCACTACTGAATAAATCAGTCACGGAATTCAAGCGAACAAATTTGTCATTCCCACGAACCGGCGTAAAGTCCTGAACCATTATGCCCATCGCTCTTAATTCAAAGATCAATGGCGCACCAGCAGCCTTGGCCTCAATGATACAAGCATCCGGCTCCCACTCTCTATAGTGACTTAGCGCTTTTTCCTTCAACTCAGGAAACTCCATCCGCTTCTGAAAAGAATCCAACAAAATAATGTTGATGTCGTTTTCATCTTCATTCATATGAAAAACGCCCCACGTCGTACAAGCCGAATAGTCAGACCGAGTATTCTTTGTAAACGCCGTATCCCAACTCTGAATAATAAACTCGCATCTAGGCGGATCATCCTTCGTCCACATCTTCCACCAGTCCCGCTTAATAAGAGCACCCTCTTCTCCAGTCGGAGCTTGTTGGTACTGAGCATTCCACTTCATCGGGGGAAGCTCTTCTCTTAACGCAGACAACTCCTTGAACGACCAGAACTCTGGCCATAAAGGATTGCCACTAGGCAAAATAGCTGGGAACTCAATCACCTCCCACTCATCCGACGAGTCACGCATCGCCGCATCTTTCATCACGCGGCCAGTCAAATCCCTCTCCGCCCAGCGCGTCATCACAACAACGATCGCACCACCCGGCTGCAAACGCTGGCGCGGGCCAGATGTATACCATTCATAAACCCGGTCAAACACACCCGGATCCCCAGAAGCCAAAGCAGCCTCCTGCTCAGAATGGGGATCATCAATAATCAAAAGATCCGCACCCTTACCCGTTACCGTACCGCCAACACCAATAGCGAAGTATTCTCCGTTCTGATTAGTAGCCCAGCGGCCAGCAGCTTTACTGTCCTGCCTAAGTGACACATCCGGGAACACAGTAGCGTACTGTTCACTGTCCACCAAGTTACGAACCTTACGTCCAAAACCTACAGCAAGATCCGCCGTGTTAGAACACTGGATAATTTTCTTCCCGGGATACCTGCCAAGAAACCACGACGGCAACAGGTAGGAGGCAAACTCACTCTTCGTATGACGCGGCGGCATATTGATAATCAACCGCTTTAATTTCCCGTTCGCAATATCTTCAAACTTCTTGGCCATGATGGCATGGTGACGACCACCCACAAACCCCGGCCACATCATCTTGATATAAGCCATAAAAGAAGCCTGCGCCGTCTCCCGATCCAACGCCTTCCTATACTCATCCACCTCAGCCAACAAAGTCTCCTGCTCTGCAACAGGTAGCTTCGATAGCAATGTATCTATTTCATTCATTAGGGTTTATACCTATGGGTGTTGCAACGTTGCAACCTTTTTAACAAAATTGAATACTTATTTACCACAAGGGCCAAGTGCAGCAAGGAAATCATCGTCACTTGGCGTAGCAAAATTTTCTTTTTCTACAGCCTCATACGTCATTTCAAAGATGTCTGGCTTGCATGGATAGTGCTCACCCTTCACTCCAGTGATGATCCAGTCGCCGGGGCTGACAAGATGATCGCCCTCAAGAGTTTCAATCAAGTGAACATTCATGCCACTCAGGGACGCTTCAACCACAGCAGGATGGTCGCCGGGTTTAAACCACTGCGTCGCCTCAATCTCAACAGGCTTCTTTACAAATCTCATTCCAAAGTCCTAAAGTTAATGTACACAGGCCGGATAGTCCGGTGCTTACCTTCCAACTTCTTTAACACCCCAAGCCCAACAAGCCGGTTAACAATGTTCCTCGTATTCGCCAAAGACGATGTCCCCCGCTGATAAGCAATATCCTTTAAAGCCGGGCTATACCCAAACTTCTTCCACCACTCATCCACAATCAAAAACACTTCTTTCTGCACCGGCGTCATATCTGCCTCCATACAATCTTCAAACGTTGGTAACACACGAGGGTTTACCATTTTTCGATTTATACATACCCTCCCCCATTTCATTTTTCATCACCTACCGGGGGGTCTTCCTGTGTAGAGGGGGTGGGGTCTTCTGGTTCTGAATTTTCTTGGGATGATTTGAGTGGAATAGTATGTAAATGTAGATGGGACTCCGTCTGTGTGTCTGTGGGGGCGGGGGATGGGTGGGGTTCGACCTCCTCCCTTTTTGGCCTCAACTCCTCCAGCAGAGAGTCAACCTCGATGACCGGCGCGTCGGTCGCGTCGCGCTTCATCATGTCGCGGAGCTTGGCCATGAGCTTGGCCTTGGTGTCCTCGCTTGAC